TTCCTCAATTTCTTCAGGAGTGTAAGAAGGTTTTTCTTTTTTATAATAATCTCTTACAACTTCTTCGTCAGACATTTTTGAATATTTGTAAGACATGTCGTTTTCTAAAATAGATTCAGCTAGTTCTCTAGCAGATTTACCTGATCTTAAAAACTCTACTAGTTTTTTTTCATCTACAGATAAAGTTTCAGCAGAAGGTGTTTGTTGTGTTTGTGCAGAAAGTTGTTGAACTAATATATCTATTTGTTCTTCTTCTGTCAACTCTGAGATAGGTTTAATTACACCATCACCAAAATCAATCTCTGTTATATCGTAACCTACTTTTTTTAAAACCTCGTCTAGTTTATTTACAAACGTAAAAGGTTCTTGAGTGTTTTCTAGTACTTCTGGAGCATCTGGATCTATAGGATCATCTATATAAGTTTCTCCTGTAATTGGATCTGAAATAACTAATGCACCATCATCGTTATACTTAATAAGTTCTCTTTCAATTCCATATTCTCTTGCGATCTTATCAAGAGGATCTTCATTAGGATCTTCGTATGGTGTTTCTACTACTTCTGGAATTACTGGTTTTTCTATCATAATACTCACCGTATTTATGGGGTTAATTTTTTACAAACTTACGAAATGTTTTTTACTTCTTTACTAGCAGGTGAAAATGTTATTTGTAATTGTTCTAGCTCTAACTGTTTCATCTTAGTAGTGTGAGAATCTTGGTTATTTCTTTTTAGCTCTTCAAGTTCTCTTTCTTTGATTTCGATTTCTCTGTCTAGCTTTTCTTTATCAAATTGAAGCTTATTACTTTCAATTTGTAAACTAGCCTCATTAAACTGTTTAACCTTTCCTTCAAGCTCTTGTATTTGTTTACCAGCTTGTTCAAGTTGTTGTTGTAATTCTTGAGTTTTATCTTTTTTCTTTTTCTCTAAATTATTTACTAGTTTATCTTTTATTTCAGTCATAGATTTAGATGTATAAATATCTACTGAGTCTGCAACATCCAATTTATCTTGACCAGCTAATTGAATAGACATTTGTTTAAAGTCTTCAACAGCTTTCCATTCAAATATATCTGAGGAAACATTTACATTTAGAAAAGATAAAGAAAGATTTTCGTCTAAAGTAAAATCAGTTACTAAGTCTCCTAATACATAAACTCCTTTAAACCCTTCTTTATATAGGTGTCTACAATTATTAAGAATAGATGTAAGAGCTGCTTGACAGAATTTAAAATGAGTAGAAAATAACTTACGAACTACTAAAGAACTACGATTAACTACTAATTTAGTTTGACCTGCCCCTGCATAAGGAGAGACTTCTCCCATTTGAGCAGGTGATACTCCTGTAATTAAAGACGCTCTTAGTTCTAAATTTGTGAGATTATCTCTAATTTGTTGAACACCAGCTCCTAAAGAAAGGTCCACTGCTTGACCATAATTATTAAACTCTTTAGAGCCTTCTTGTCCTAAAGACACATAATTAAAACCATGTTTTGTGTATTCTTGATGTTTAATTAATCTTTCTGTTTGAGTTGTGCCAAATACAGTAGGAATATTTTCAAGAATAACGGTTTGAACCTTATTACCTGATAAAGCAACTGCATTATCTAGATGAAAGTCATATATATCATACTTATTCTGAATATCTTCAGTGTCTAAGAACATTGACCTTCCTTTGCCTTCATATTCATCATACAAAACACCATTAAAATTAAGTGTTATGTTGTTAGGGTTATCAGGATCTCTTGTAACATATTTATACTTACCTAAGTCTACATAAATATCTTGTTCAATTCTAACTCCTTGGTAAAGATCTGGTCTATGTTTATCTCCTACTTCATTAGTAGCAATCCATTCTGTATAATAAACTTTAAAGTATTTGTTACCAACACCTACAGCAGTTTTGTCATTTATAAACTCATCAGTTATAACGGGTGAACCATTTACAATTACATAATTATCAGAATTACCTGCGTAAGTACCAAGTTGTTCTCTTTGATCTTTAGTCATTTGATCTCCCCACTTAGCAAGAATTTCTGCTCTAGACTCCATTCTAACATAAACAAATGATACACACTTGTTTATCATTTCATTGTCAGAAGTCTTTCTATAAAAACAACCATTAGGATCTAGTCTTTCAAACCAATGTACTTTCCCGTTTCCTACTATTTTAGAAACGTAATACTCTTCTCCACAAGTAGTTAAGTCAGAAAATGTTTTATCAGAAAAATTTTTAAATTTTAATCTTTGAGTTTCGTAATTTAGTACATGTTGAGCAGAAATTTCAAGGTTACTTTTCCATCTAGTATTGTAATAGTTATTAACTCTAAAAATTTCTTCTTCTGATAGGAAATCTAAAGTAGGTTTTTTGTTTTGAATAGCAGATTCATAACTATGTTCTATTTGTTTAGACAAAAGACTAGCTATCCCATTACTTTTTCCTTTTTGTTTCTCTTCAGCTATTCTAGTTAAAGAGTTTTTATCCATGCAAGATATACGATAGTTAAGTGGTAGTTCTTCCATCTCACCTTCAAGCACCTTAACATGTCTATCTATCAAAGGAGTATGGGATAAATGAGCAGGAAATTCTACACCATACTTTTTAGTAATATGGTCAAACTGTTCATTATCTCTTATTCCGTGTCTAAGATTATAAGCTTTACGTATTTCCGTACCTCTTCTAGGAGCTAAAGATTCTGCAATAAGTCTTTCTACTTTACCTTCTAAGTAAACTTTAGATTCTTTACTTTCTTCTGTAGAGTATTCTAGTTCATTATCGTTAAAACTATTCATTATCGTAAACGACTTTATTTTTCTGTAAATCTATGTATTTTATGTTGGATAAAGAAGCAGAACTAATACCTATTGAAAAACTAACAGGCTTTTGACCATATTTTTTTTGACCTGTCATTGGGTCTGTATAATAACCAATATCTATCATTTCTTTAGTATTTTCAGTCATTGGTTTAATAATAACTTCTGAATATGCTATCTCACACCAACACATTGCAGATATTATATCGAAGTCAGTCTTGTTCTCATACGTAAAATCCTTAAGTTGTTCACACATCTCAAGATCATCTAGTTGGTCCCAACTATCTTTAACATGTTGTTTAATAAACCCTATACCGTATCCCCAGTTAGTAGCATTTGCTATTGTACCTATTAAATTGGTATCTTTTTCTTGAAGACCGTCTGATACAGTTAGTTTAGGACGTTTGATAAATCTCCAGTGTTGACCATGCTTTTTGAAATAAGAAACAATGTTAATCTTCGAAAACTCTATGTTAACCTTTGCATTATAGTAGATAAGAGCTAACATAGATTGTTCATAAGCATCCTCCACTTCTTGAGGTCTGTAATTTATCTTGAGAACATACTTATTTACAGTAGAACCTAACTTAAGATTAGGATTCATACCCTTCTTAATCAAAAGGGCTAGACTAGACCCTCCTTTAGAGGAAGAGTCAGAAGTACCTTGGTCAATACCATCATAACCAGCTATATACAAATTAGAAAAGTCTGTTCTTTCTCCTGTAAGAATGTTATAATTTTTTTCAGGTTCTTCATACATCCAAACTGGACCTTCTGGAGACTCTTCAAATACAATTCCCTGAGATAAATCAGATTGTTTGTTTCTGAAAAACTTACCTCTTCTAGGTTTAATTGAAGTTTTAAACTCTGTAATATTTTGAATAGCTTTAGCAATTAAATCTTGAGGGAAAGAGTTAGTCCCTTTTAACCTAAATACTTCATCTTCTGTATAAGGAAACTCTGAACAGTACACAAGGTACTTATCAATGTTATCTTTCAAAGCAAGTCTTTTGTTGTCATGGTACTCTTTAGCTTTTACTCTATCTGGTATACCAGTTTCCTCATAAAACATCTTGTCTGTACAAGGGATAAAAATCCCCTTTCTCTTCTCATAAGAGGTAGGTACAAAAATATTATAGTCATCTGGATTATAGTAAAGGTCTTTAATAGTAGTAGAAGAAACTTCCCCTCCAGTACCAATCATAAAAACTCTAGCTTTAGGTGTGTTCTGTACAATCCAAGTTCCTTCTGAGTTACCAATACATCTTTTTAAAGGGGCTACCCCAGGTTGATCCCACGAACCAATCTCCTCCATAAGTTGCCAATGAATACGTCTACCTTTAGTCTTACCTGCATGGTTTCCATAAGTAATTTTTTCCATTGTACCCTTAGCCTCAACACTTCTCCTATTCTCTTCCCCTTCTACATTTAGAGTCTCCCCGATACGTACAAAGTCATCTTTCGATTTTAAAAGAGGGACTGCAATAGCAGGATGTGCTTTATTAATACGTTCTATGCTATCTTTAAATACACTAAAGCAGGGATTCACTAACGCATCTGAAGATGAAGATATTATACCGTAAAAATTTTCCCTAAACCAAAACTCCTTAAGTCCTGTAGATAAGATTGTAAGTGTTTTTCCAAAACCACGACCTGTGATTAGGAGTATTGCTTTCTTTCCTGCTTGGTCAGCCTCTTCAATTTGTTTAAATAACCAATCATCCGTCTGACAATAAAAAGGAAAGTTGACTTCATCTACTACTTGATTACCTGATGTAGTGTAAGTGAGGTTGATAGGTACGTAGTTTAGAAACCAATAGTGATCCCCTGTAATTCTAGACCCCTTGTAGATGAACCCATCTCTTACATATCCTAACCTCTCATTATACCACTCAGCTATTTCATATTCAGTAAGGTTTTTAGGAACATATCTCGAGTTATAAAATTTAGTGTAATCCATTATAGTGACATTTTAATACTTCCTTTTGTAAAAGCAGACCTTTCTTGATTACCTTTAGATTTAGCTTTAGCAGATTCCTTAATAGATCTCTTTTCAATTGATTCTCTTTTAGCCTGTATAGAATCTACTTTTTCCATCATAGTTGTTATGATAGAAGCATTTGTGTTCCAAACAGTGTTACCGTTTTTATCTGTCCCTTCCTTAATCTCAACCTTAGTATTCTCAAGGACATCTCGTATCTCATCTAACTTATCATCAATAGTAGACAAAAATCTATCAGCAGAAGTTTTATTGTACTCAGTATATCTTTCTTTAGCATTAACAAGTAAAACTCTGATAGCAAGATCTTTTGGTAACTCTTTAATAGACATTTCTAAAGCACGTTTTTCTCTGTCTTCTCCTTTAGAAGATCTAAGAGGATTCTCTTCAGAAATATCACATGTAAGATACACATACTTTAATAGATCTAAATCTATATCGTATAATTGTTTGAATACTGGTACTAAAAGACTTGATGGGGTTATCACCAAATCTTTATTTACTATTTCCCATTTAATCATTTAGATTACCATTTACCTAGTGGACATAAACTATTACCTCTAATCTTAGTTACTAAAGGACAATTACAACCTGAAACTATATCTCCTTTATTAACTTCTTTATTATTATAAATAAAACTCTTTACAGCTTTACCTTCTTTTTTAGCATCACATTTTTGTTTAGAATCTGAAAGAACTTCACAATCTAAACACATTTCATAACGATCTATAGCTCTCCACTCTATTTCTTTAGAAGGATCGCCTACATCATTAGCTGTTATCTTCACAAAGCTCTCTGCTTCTTTTCTATAATTTGCCATTTTCAGGTAAGATAGTTTCAAGCCCACTTTTAAAAATACTTTGTATAATCATAGATGCACCTTGGTTTATACACTCTAAATGTGATAACTCTGGAGACTGGATTGCATTTACTCTAATTACAGATGTGTTAGCATGTGTATCTAAAATACCTATTTCAATAATCCCTGTTGGTAGAATACAATTATAAACTTCTAACTTATACACTTCTTCATCCAGGTTATAATCTTCTAACAATTGTTCTAATAATACTACACTCATATTCTTATTTGTTATCTCTTAAGTAAATTAACTGTTTAGTAAGTATCTGTGTCATAAGTTGGTTAGCCAACTCTTCAACTTCTGTATTAAAAGGATGATGGGCATTAGTTTCTGAAGTAGGATCCAATATCATACGTATGTTCTCAACATAATCCCCAAATAACTTAATCCTATTCGCTTCCTTCTCAATATCAAAGAAAGATTTACGTTTATTAAAATCAAGATTAATGTAATCTTCTTTTTTAGCTACTGGGGATTTAAATTGATTAAAACTAGATACATTAGCCAATAACTGTTGAAACTGAAGTTCCTTCTCATTTAAAAGATTAATAATCTCTTCTTTAGTTTTCTTTGTGTTTTTAGATAACATGGTTACTTGAATTTAAGTCCTTTTAGTCTTTTTTTAGATTCAGCACAACGTATTTCTATTTTAAACTTATAATGTGTAAGTCCTTTCCTTAAACCTGCATTCTTTATAATTTCGTTAATTATTTTAATCTCTTCTTCGTTAAGCATCTTGTTATTTAAGTTTTAATTCTAACTCTTTGTAGTGAACCCAACCTTTACTGTACCCACATAATTCAGCAATTAACTCAAGATCTTCTTTTTTAGGTTTAACACTAAGAGATTCCATTTCTTTTAAATACTTAAAGTACAGACTACCTATTTTTCCTCCATTATGTTCAATAGCATACGCTAATTTGGTTAACCATTTCTTAGCATTATCATGAATAAGTTCTTCTGGTTTTTCTGAAGGATAAAAATCTCCTTCACATAACTTCCTAATATCTTCAGTTGTACACACAAGGTACATATGCTCCTTTAGTATTTTCTCATAAGTAGAATCTCTTTTAGAAGGTTCTTTGTATTTAGTATGGAACAAATGAGTTAAAGTTGTATTTACTTCAGATAAAGAAGAACAGCCTTTGAAATACTTTACTTGTTCCATTGAGGTGTTTCTTTAGCGTTTTTAAAACTGATTGTTTTTGAATATTTTTTTACTCTATCTCCTCTAAATATAAACATTGGATTGATCCAGTAAATATCTTTTACAACAGTAGGTGTTATAAAACTAACTCTTCCTAATTCAGCAAGAGCATTAGTAACTGTAGTTGTAGAAGAGATTTCTAATTCCTCCATATATCTTTTACGGGGTATATAAACATAATCTCTTCCAGCTTCAAGCTCTTGTAAAATCCAAAGTAACATAGACTTAGATCTATCAGGTAACTTATTTATAATCTCCCTATTTAATTTACCTACAAAAATCTTAGTATAAGGCTCTGAATCTTGCAGAACTTCTTCAGGTAACTTAATTCCATCCATGTCCTCATAGTATTTTCCAGTAGGTCTTTTTACTACAGGAATATTTACATAAAAAGGATTTCCTCCTATTTGCTTCTCAAGAAGGATTCTTTTCTCTTTAGGTGTTAACTTCTTTTCTTCTTCCATATACAAATATAATCAGTATTTTAGAGTTCTCCAATATTTTAACTAATTTAGAGAGAAGTTAAAGGTCACTCCAAAATTTTGAAATAGGTTTTTCTTGTAACTACTTGATACTCAATGAGAAATAGAGTTTTTTAAAAAATAAAAAAACCTATAGTACTATAAGTATTTTTTATTTTCTTGGATTTCTCTGTAAGTGTACTGACAATCAATAAGTTATAGAGCTTTTTAAGGTCAAAATAATTTCAAAATAATGGGGTAGAGTTTGTATCTTTATACAAGCCCTACGGAAAAGCTAATATGCCGTCGTCTGCTTG